ACAGGATAACGCCCTGTCCGGGGAAGTTGACCACTGGATTGACGCCATTACTGTACAAGGTGTCACGATCTGATTGATTCGGACTCCATGCAAGCTTGGTGACGTTCTTGATCTGCCCACGAGTAAATCCACCCGGACTCCACCATGGATCGTTTGTGGAATCGGTACGAGCACAAAGGCCAGCAACGTCAGGATTCAATGGCACCCAACGATAGATGTCGCTGTACTTGTCGTACTGGTACTTCCAACCAGAGTCCATGAATCCATACGAACTGACAAGGTTCATGTTGTTTCTGGTAACGACGATGTTTCCGGCTTCAAATCCGGCTTGATTGTACACATCAGAAAGCAATGGTGAGACAAAGGCCACGCAGTCTCTACGCACTTCTGCCACATCCTGTACGATAAACTGGGCCACATTGATACTCCATGGACCAGCAATCAAGAGATTAACATTGACTGCTTCGGCATTGAGGAACAATCCCCAACCATTTTCCACATCCGCATCAGCCACCGCGCCCCCGTCCAATCCACCAGCCAACTTGCGGCTTTCGACACCGTTCAACTGAGAGAAGATACTGGATGCGGAAGAACCCCATGCCGCGCCTGATCCGATGTTGGTCGGGTGTGCCATCCACCACGCATAGTCAGACGTGATCAAGACCTGCAAGTAATAGTTAACCACACCAGAGTCCGTACGGGCATCAATAGCCTTGGACACTCCAGCAAACGTCTCCAAGATTGTTCCCGGTACAGACGTGAAGCTGCCGTCGTGGTCTTCAATAACGATATGCAGCCCGTCGTTACTTCCACCAAAGCTTGTGGCATATGTCGTGGTGCCCGGAGGCCCATTGAACAACTTCCAGAACTCCCAGTATGCGACAGCGGTCGAACCACCCAAAGCTACTAATGCATTGGCAGTCAACGTGATGGAAAGGTCGCTATTGATCGTTAAAACCTGTCCGATGAGCGGTCCACCAATAGAAACATAGAGCCATGCACCTACATGCGTTTGTGTCGTGAAGGCAGTACCGACGCCGATCACCGTGGTTGAGTTGGTCATGGTGCTGATCGTACCTTCCAAAGCGCACTGGAAGGTGTTATTATCACACATGGAAATCTTCAGGCTATTACCAACTGCACCCGGATACTTGGCCGCAAAGGTACCTACACCCGCTGTTCCGGCAGAGTCGTTGTCTTCCCAATCCAATTCGTTCTTAATCAACAAGCCAGCAGCATTTGCCGTGGCGTTTTTAGCCGTATTTGTGACGACGCGAACGAGATTGAGGGTGTTCGAGTATGCAAGAAAGTTGGCCGCTGAGAAAAAGCTGCCGTAGGTGGTGTTATCTGGCTTTCCAAAGAACTTGACAAGATCGATTTCTGACGAAATGGTCTGCACCTGCATGACCGGACCCCATTGGAACATACCGACGAATCCACCGATTGATGTTGCAACTGCTGGCACAACACCAGTTAAATCCAGTTCTAAGACTTGTACTCCTGCCGATATCTGGAAACCCATTTTCATAACTCCTGTATGTGTGGAACAACCGCAAATTCTGTAATAGTGTTGTGAGATTATTTATCCTTGAGCGCTTTTACAAAGACAAGCGTATAAATAGTCCTGCTTGAAGTATCCACAAATCGTCCCGATAGCCGAACTCCATACCCACAAGGGTACTTCAAGCAATGGATAGTAGGCGTCGGGACTTTCGTTTTAGCTATTGACAAACTACAACACACCCATTATATTTCATATATGTTCAAACCATACACCTACTATCTCTACCACATCCCCACCGGAAAGAAGTACTACGGGGTTCGGCTATCTCCAAAGGCCGAACCGGAACAGGATTTGTGGGTGCATTATTTCAGTTCGTCGGACAAAGTGCATTTGCTACTAGAGCAGTATGGAGATACGTCTTTCAAAATAGAAATTCGAAAAGTGTTTGAAACCCCACAAGAAGCACATGAATGGGAACAAAAGGTATTGCGTCGGACTAAAGCGGTAGAAAGAGAAGATTGGTTAAACCAAGCACTTTCTACAGGACCGTTTTATCGTCAAGGACCACATAAAGAAAAATCAAAAACCTTAATGAGTGAAAAGGCTCTTGGAGAGAACAACCCATTTTTTGGCAAAACTCATACAAAGGAGTGGTGTACTCAACACAGTAAAGATGTATCCGGCAAAAATCATCCTCTCTATGGTAAGAAACACCGTTCTGAATCTATATCTAAAAATAGAGAAAGCAATAAACGTAACGCAGAAAAAATAGATTATATAAACGGAATGCAAGGTAAACATCATAAAAAGGAATCTATAGAAAAAATGCGCGAAGCAAAATTAAAACAGACTGCTTCTCTAGATTACGTCAACCCAATGGCCGGTAAAAATGTACCAGAAAAAACACGACGCAAAATAAGTATCGCTAGAAAAGAATGGTTTCGTAAACAGAGAGAACTATCGCACATTATTTGAAGTTACACGAGTCCACAAAACTTCTCCATCAGATTCTTCATCACTTTCTCTACCATCATCCAATAAAAACGGAGTTAAACCTTCTTCAATTTGTAACTGTTGTTCAGCATATATCTTTTCTCGAATTGATACATTAGTCAATTCAGTAAAATATTGATTAGTGCTCATCCACGCAAAAAGTACTAATGCAATAGCTACATCATCGTATGAACCGTCGTCAGCCGAAAACGAACCATTTTTTTCTGTAAATGTTGATAGTTCATGAATAGCTGTTGCATCAAAGATAGGAAATTTTTGTTCTTCTAACAATGATTTCAATGCAAAACATCCTTGACGTTTTACAATTTTGTTTGATTTAACACCTAGTTGTGTAGTAGTTGCGAATCCCGGAGAAATATATGTTTTACCATTTTCACTAATCGTACAAACAACATTTTCGTATTCTAACTCATTGTACAAAATGTCAAGCACCTGCTTACCTATATCATTATTCTCCAACAATATATGAGCGTTATAATACGAACGTCCTACTGTATTGATCACACTAGGATACAACAATGGCAGAATCTTATTACTCCTGTACTTCGCTACTAGTTTATAAGGTATCTCGGTAGCATCGACAACGACAAAAGCCGAGTAATCGCCAAGCACCCCATACGACGTGTCAGCACATAAACAATAGAAACGCCCTTCTTTTGGTTCTTCATACACATCTAAATCCATTGATGATCGTAATGGAGCAATCGAAGACATAACACGAAGCGTCTTACCGTTGATAAGTGTATTAGACGATCCAAGAAACTCACAATCGACTTCTTGCGCAAATTTGGTATCACCTAGAAGTTTTCGTTGTCCTTCCGCCCAAACAGCATCACGATCTGGATGTCTGGAATATGGTATAAAGAGACGAGTAAATCCGTTCTTCCCCGGCGTGCCATCACAATAATATGAATCTTTTCCATCTTTTGGCTTCGCTTCATTCCAGTATCGCCAAAAGTGATTTAGCCCGAGCGGGGTCGATGTGAGAAGAACCTTAGTTGTTTCTCCGGAAGAAATTGTTGGATATGCAGAAGCAAAGAACTCGTCGGCCAACGTATTTGGAATGGCGGCGGTTTCATCGATATAAAGCCAATTTATGGAACGACCTTTGACACTGCTCGTTGTTGTAGCTGATGTGAAAATTTTACTACCGTTCTCTAAATCAATATTTCCTTTATTCCAAGTTTTTACGCCTTGTTGCAGCCATAATGGAAGATTTTCAAACATAATTTGATAACGATCTAACACTTCTCTAGCAGCCGATCCTTTATTAGCAATGATAGCAACTGTTTTGTTTTCTTGAAATATCGTATACCATAAAATACACGCTGCCGCCACAATAGTCTTCCCCTGCTGTCGTGGCTCCATAATAATAACTCTACGATTACTCAAAATTAAATCAATCTTTTCTTTTTGAAAGTCATAAAGTTCAAAAGGAATGAGACCCCTATCCAATGATACTACTTTACAGTACGACTCAATAAAGTAAATAGGGTCTTTGATACAACGCGCAATCTCAGCTATTTCCTGTTCAGTGAAGTCGTGTTGATAGCCGACAGGTTTGAGATTGAGATTACCATGGTAGGACGCCATTTACTCAATAACCTTGGCGGTTGCTGTGACGGCCTCTTCCCGAATCTTTTTCAGGAGATCACGAGTAGACCCCACAAAAATATTCTGTGTTTTGATCGTTGACTTGGCACCTTCTGTTGGCTTATCCAGCACCTTTTTGGCCTTCTGGACTTCCATCAGGTCACGGGCCACTTCGGAAATCTGTTTGATCAGTGTTCCAGCGACTTCGTAAGCGCGCGGATGTTCACTGTCTCGTGCAATACGTCGTGCCTCATCCACCGTTTCTTCGCCCTTCTGAAGTAAACGATGCAACGTGCTTCTGGCCAGATCGGTGTCAATATCCACCGCAGATTTTTCACTGGCCACGTACACTTCCAACTCAACCGACTCTGGTTCAGCTTCCATCGATGGTGGTTCATGTTCAACGTCAAACTTCTCATCAAGTCCTTCAAACATTATGTACCTCCTTGGTCCTACTTTATGGCGCTTGTGTGGTCGTGGTTGGGGTTGCTAGGAAAATCTGGTTGAACTCCTGAATGAACTCGTAACTACTTGTTGGATCAGGCCCATATGGTGTGGTAGATGTGACGATCTGATCTCCCACATAGGTATTGGTCGGAACACCATTCGCCAACGCAAAGTCTGCATAGAGATTCTGAATGGCCTGATAGATGACCCCAGTATCTTCGACAAATCCGAACAAGTTAATCTTGACCGTGAAGTCCAAGTCCCACGTTATAAGGAGTCGTTTGTCAAACACTCCTTCATAATCAGTCATAAGGTTAACGTCATTCAATACAAACTGAATGTTTCGCTGCACACCAAGATCAGGCAACTCATTGATCGGGACACTAAAGTCAGGAGAAAAATACGGAAGAATCTGTTCCACGATCTGCAATCCGTCGTCCTGATTCTTGACCAATACACTCAAACGAATGTTGATATTGTACGGCGTCCAGACAAACGACTGCTTCACTCCACCAGCACTCGTAATCGCCCGCACCCGTTGCATGGGGAGAAGTTTGCGACTCGGATCATACTGAATGGACGTGATCTCAAACCCCATCATTGGAACGACCACTTCAAATGCGGCACGACCATGGGTAAGGTTTGGAGCATCTCCGATTCGAGCTATGAACTTCTGTTTTGGTCCATAGGCCAATGGAACCTTTATCGCCTGAGCGACTTGATTGGATTCATTAATGCGCTTGACAGTAACGTTGTCAAAGAGTATACCAAACGCAGCAATAGCGTTTCGAATGTGACTATGATAAAACTGTTGATTCTTAAACATTACAACTCTCCAAACGGATCATTGACATTGAACTGCACCAGAGGAACTGATGCCTCTTCAAAGTCCACCGTATTGTCAAAGCTATTGGCTTCTTCCGGGAACGCGGCACGAATAACCACACCACCAGACTGTGTGAGCAACGTCCCTCCCGTTTGTGTGAGTACGCGCCACTGATACATGTTACGGTTCTTCTGTGCAGCCCGCTCATTGATCTCTTCGTCAATAGTTTGTATCGTCTCAGAACTATAGTTATACATCTCGGCCTGTAAGTTGTAAACGTAGAACTTACCCAACTGATAGAAGGGATTCAGGTGTTCCACAAACTTGATTTCAAAGAACGAACGAGTTTTGGGAAAGTATAGTAAGTCGCCTTCGGCGGGACGATCCGGCAATTGAAGATCATCAGTTTGTAGTCCCACTGCTTGTTCCCATCGAAGCTTTGAAACGACAAACGTACATTGATCAGTAATCTGAATGCCGAACTTGGTCATCAACTCTGCGCTACCGTCCCATCCTTGCACGTTGAATAACGCCATTTCAATAGGATAGATTTGTGTGAACTGAGATAAAATATCTTCTCCCAGTATTCTATCCGGCTTGACTGACGTACGTGGCATGTAGTAAATGTCCTGCCCCGCCCACTTGATCGCTTGAATGATAAGCTGTTCAATGATGCTTTGTTCAGGACGTGTGCCAATACCACCGCCCGATTGGAAGAGAGAGTTCACAGACATGAAATTTAACCAACTTCAAAGAATATTGGGCCTTGCCACGTATTAAACATTTCCTCATTCAATTCTTTTATTTCTTCAATGGCTTCGTCGTAAATCTCCTTACCATTCACAGTGACGCCACCCAATATCTGAATGCCGTTGAATATCTTGAGGTTTTCTCCCCACTGTCTCTTAATGAGTGCCTTGGCGTACTTTTTCAGGAAGTAGTCGTTGTAGACGCGAGTGTATTCCTGTGGGTTGAGCGCACGATAGCATTCGGCAATGACGTACGTGCCCGGAAGCAGTTGTTCGTACCAGTTGAAATCGATGAAGAGCTTTCCCTGTTTGCGATTGAAGCGCGTTGAACGAACACCCGGAAGCAACATGTCCAAGAGAGACAAATGCAGCTTGACTTGGGCGTAGTAAATCAAATCCGTGCTCATCAGGTCGTACATGTCGTTGAGACGGAACTGATACACCACGTCAAAGATGTTGCGGGCATTCAAACCTGCCGTACCCGGACCCAAGATGAAAATGTTGTTAATGCCCAATACGCTATCGTCAATCGGGAAGAACTGTTGATCCCAGTTACCGACCGTGAATCCGTTTGGTGCAATCGTTCCAGTGACTCCACTAGCTTGACCGACGATAGTTTCTCCGGGAATGAACGCCGGAGTAGTAATCCCTGCGGTAGTCTTCCAGATGTAGAAGAAGGTGGGGTCAAATGGCACATAAGCAATGTTGCCAAGTGGAATGTCTGGATTCGGCACAACAGCAGGAACTACCTCATAGAAAAACGCTGCGGCTCCGGAGGTTTGTCCGATGATGACTTCATTTTGAGAGAACTGCGGTCCTACTGGTTCAAGCGTACGGATCGTGCTGCCTGTGGTGAGCGATTTCAAATACATGCGTTCTACGCCGTCATGGTGATACTCATGGTAGAACTGAATCGCTTCGTTGATACGATCATCCACTTGCTGTTGCGTGACGTTGATGTCGATAGCCCCTTGTCCCAGACTTCGGAGGCAATAATCGGCCAACCCCTGTCGTGAGTTCAGAAAGGGAGACGGCGCTAAAGTGGTGGTTGGAGCCATTGTTGTTATCATGAACGACTCTCATTTTTTCGTTGTTTCCACCATTCTGTTATGGCAACACTTATTTTTTGTTTTCTTTCTGTGGTCATAGAACCCTCTAAAAGAAAATCCCGCCGTCATCAATGTGGTGAATGCAGTACCCTTGCGGATAATGAACACATATCAGAACGGCGGGATAAAACGGGGTTTACTGCATTCGTTCTATTTATACAACATTTTGACGGATCGTAGTATATATTTAAACAACAAACCCGCTCACACCACAAATTGCTCCCCTTCACCTTCAATGGTCAATGATGTTGCTGCACTTGCTCCACCAACCAAGAAGTCGGTGCTATTCATACGCATGTTTCCGTACCAATCGAATACGCTGTTTGCCGCCACGTTCTGCTGGAAGAAGATTTCTGTACCTGCCGTGGTCGCTCCAGTTGCACCCAAATAGAGCGTGAAGTTCACCGCTCCCGAAGTCTTATTGACAACGTGAATGTGCTTGATCACGTCATAAATCAAAGCAGAACCTTGATTATAGACGTTGGTTGTTAGGGTGTTCGTAAGGGCCAATGGTCCAAACGTTCTCTTCTGTATGCCCGCTGGAATTTTGCTATCCTCCGTAAGAGATTTTACTATACTTCTATACTGTTATTTATACGACATTCGTTTTTGAAAGATTGTGATGTATTGACCATCTTTTCTTGGCAGCATCAGACATCTTTTTTCTAAATTCTGATGAAACTTCTTCTCGCATTCTTTTGCTTTGATTATGCCGCCTTTCTTTGGTCTGTGGAACTCCGGTTAAAGTTTCACTTATTTTTCTTCGTTGTTCTTCTGGTTTAGGAACTCCTTTCAATACAGATTTTCTTCCTGATGAACCTTCTCCACCATTTGTCATATTAACAAGAGGACCAGCGTGTTGGTCTGCTCTGCCCCATGCTTTAATTAGTTCAGTTTCCAACCAAAGCGCAACATCTTCAGAAACTTGTTCGCAAATAATACGAACTTCATATCCATATTTATTTACAATGTGCTTCCACCACTTATTTCGTCCATACTTAGATTTCGCCCTATATCCAAACCCCTTTCCAACAAGAAATGGTTCTGTTTCTCCCGGCTTATAATGAGCATACACATAATATTTTTCCATTTTATACCTTCTTAGATTTGATCGTAGCTATCGTGTCTGCACACACCTCTTTGTAGTTCGATATGGCAAACTGCTGGTATTCTTGATTTCGAATGCCAAGATCACCGCGTAGGTTGTATCCCCATGTGCTTTCAAAGTTACAGGAAAAGCCGCCCTTGATGTATCTGGCGTCAGTATGGGGAGCGTTATCCATCCTCCACTTTTCGTCCAGATAGTAAAACCAAAACTCTGATACAGGTGGCCATTGATGGGTAGGGTCACCGTACGCACGACAGCTTGCCCAATGTGGAGTGGTGATCAGGCACGTTCCACCCGGAATCAAGACTCTATACAACTCGTTGGCAAATCCAATTCGTTCTTTGGCAGTAAAGTGTTCAACGATATGTGAGGCGTTTGCTTCTTCCACGGAGTTGTCTTTCCACGGCCACGGAAGCTTCGTCAAATCATGAATGAACCCAACCCCCGGAAAGGTGATCGTATCCACCCCCAAAAATCCTTCCTTGGTATGTGGTCCTGAACCAAAATCCAGCTTCAGCAGCTTTTCTTCAACCTTCTTTTTCACCTTGGTCGCCATATCAAATACTCTCTCATTTAGGTTTTACCAGCAAATATTTATCTATAGTGACTTTATTTTTTCATACCAAGTCAAGTAGCCGAGTCTAACATTACAAGCTGTACAAAGAAGACCTCGAATAATCCCTGTTTCATGACAATGATCAACAGCAAAGCACGGATTTTTCTTTCCAGAAGTTTTTGATTTACATATTGCACAGGCTCCTCCTTGTGCAATAAACATTGTATTGTAATCCTCTACTCCTATACCGTATAATTTTCTATACGATCTTTCTCGCTCAATTAATAAATATTTATCACGATTTGCAAGATAATGTTTTCGTTTATTTTCGGCTATTTTATCCCGATTCTTTTCGTGCCATCGTCGTTTACTTTCACGCGCTCTTTCTTTTTGTTCATCAGTCATTTCATCATATTTCTTTCTCATAACTATTTCTCCAACAAAAATCCCGCCGACTTACTATTGCGTTGGATGCAGGTACACCGTTAGGCATAACTGGCGCAAATTCAGTACGGCGGGATAGATTGTTCGTGTCCTGCATCCAACACTATTTATACAAGTTTGCAAGATTACCATACAATATCTCGTTCAACTTCCAGATGACCAACGCACACATCACAATCAATAGCACACCGATAACCATATTTACGAAAATCAGACCAAGCATACAAATCTTGAGTCCCGACCCCATCTTTTCCAGCAGTTGTCTTGAACCACGGCTTCCGTAATCGTGCATCCTTGAACATACCCATACGCCACAGATTGAACCCCATTCCTGTTCCGCAGCACTCCACCATTTGTCCCGGTACGGGAAGTTGCGGTCTGAAGTTCAAGGGTTCTTTCGGGTCTCCCCAGATTTGCGGAACACCACCTTCTCCCTTGGTATAGTACAACCCTCCAATACACGACATCTCTGGATGAGCTTCCATGCGTTCGAGTAACTTGATCACGCCGTCAGAGGGAGGACAGTTGTCACTTTCGATAGTGAGGATGTATTCCCACTGTGAAAGTTCGGGATGTAGAATGACCTGTTCAATGGTGTTGCTATATGCTTCTCCCACTTCTTGACCCAATGCCAGAATGCGACAGATACCGTTGTTTGGGGGGAAGATCAGGTTCCAATGGCTCAATGCAGCCTTGGCGGGCATCATGGCCCCTGCGGGAAGAATCACCACGATACGCTGTTTCTTCCACGAACCGCCCTTGATCAATCGGGCCGTCGTTTTTTCAGGGTCAATGTTGTGCAACCCCTGCATGTCCCCTATGACGATCTGGGGCTTTACTGCTGGAGCGGTCGTGGGTTGATGCGTTTGAAATGTTAGCATGATGTGGTGTCCTTATTCACAAGCTCTTTTCGTACTTCCATGAGCAAGTTTCCCAACCAGTTCATTCCTTCTCCGTCACATACCCCCCAAAATCTGTCGCCATCAGTGTTTTTGTAGACGATGATGGCGTCCTTTGTGTCTTTCAGAAGTGCACCAAATGAAGGAGAAGAAAACTTTTCTCGAAGCAAATCTCGCATGATGTTAAGACGAGTGGTGTCGTATTCCAAATCCTTCTTCGGAGAACGGGAAATCAGTTCTGAAGTGGTTCGACCAGACAAGAGTCGTTCCAATGCCTCCACCCGTTCATGCAGTAGAATGGCGTTTAACGTCTGATACGCACAATCTACTGATAGCGCATCATGGAGTTTTCCATTCACCATCATAGAAACTGGAGCTATCTCATGATTGTTCAGAAACGAATATTCTTTGTCAAATCGATCTATAATATTGGTCATGTTCCATCCATAGTAAA